TATATACATCTATGTACATCTATGCTTCTATGTCTTCTTAGATGTCTTTTCTTCTTAGTCTATAGAGTTATTATACACTAAGTTTGTCTTTTGCACAAGGGGGTTCTGCTACAATGTTTTTATAAGAATGTTAAGCTTCTATCCCTCTATAGTCTCCCATCCAGGGTGTCCGCTATCGGCTTCTCAGTTGTTGCTTTTATACAACATAATCAAGTACTTACCATGGGTTTTATTCAGGTACTTTTTAGGTCTAATTTTCCTTTTTTGTAAGCGTTAGAGGCTCCAACAAAAACTTCACAGCCACCCGAGACCCTCCCCCCCGGTCAAATGAGAATGCATTCGCATTAGCAGTCTAAGTTAGTGAGCACACACTATAGGTAGCGTGTTAGTAAGCACTCACACACTATAGGTAGTGTATGCACCAGGATAGGGCACGGGAGGCGTTGTAGCACCCTACAATGTGGACCTTTGATGCACCAACTTAGTGCATTTTAGTCAGGGTAAACCCTATCAGGGAAATTCCTATGCTAATAAAATCAAGCACTTACGAAAGCTGGCACGATTCTATTATGCATATAGGGTAAGAGCACACGATTTTGTGTGCTCGTAACCTGAGAGGACTACACACCATGAAACAGTACGCATACGACATCATTTCACCCACTGGGCAAGCCTACACAGTCTATTGCACGGCAGCAAAGCCCGAATGGGCACGGTTGCAAGTCTGCATGGCCTATAAGGGCTGGACGGTCTGTGAAGCTTTCTGTGACATCAACAGGGCGCATCACTACTACACAGAGATCGATGCAAGTCGTATGTCGCAAGCAGATTACGATTATTTTGTAAGCAAAGTGTAAGCTTTCAAGGTCTACAATCCACCACACCGCAACACAACATAGGAGCACACCATGACCACCACCACAGTCGAGAACTTCCACAGCATGCGCGGACATGTCATTGATGGATGCATCATCATTGCACCCAGTGGCAAGCAGTTCACCCTAAAGAACATTCTAACATGGTGGGTTATTGTTGGGCCCGATGGTGTAGAATGCTCGGGTAAACTAAAGAGTGCACACGAAGTGGAATATTTTGTTGTGAACGGCCTCCAGACACATTGACAGTTTCCACATCTAGCACATCTAAGGGTGTGCTATCGTGGGCACTGTTGCCCTGCATCAGCCCATCATGGGCAAACCTTTAGAGGATCATCATGTTCACACGAATCAATGTCTATCAGTTCCGGGATGAATTCACCCTTGCCAACCGTAAGGATCAGTTCTCTTATGAGGGTCTAGGCATCCTGTTCGATTACTTGGAACAAGTGGAGGACGACACTGGAGAACCCATCGAGCTTGATGTAATCGCACTCTGCTGCGACTACACCGAGGACAAGTGGCTAGATGTTGCCAAGAACTACAGCATTGATGTTAGCCACTGCGAGGACGATGAAGAACTGCGCGAGACTGTCTTGGACTACTTGAATGAGAACACCGCAGTGTGCGGGTATGATGATGACATTGTGGTCTATGCTTGCTTCTAAGGGGTCAACCATGAACCAATCAACCTTTACAGGGTCAACCCTGCTGGATGCTGTCCTACTTGTGGCCGTGTTCGCTGGCCTGGGTGTTTTGCTTGCTTTGGGGGTCTAATTATGTACCTAGTCAAATTTAAAACTTCGGGGATTATTGCGTACAGGTCGCTAGACCGGGTACAGGCTCAAATGTGGGCATTGTTGAACGATATCCTAGACGCAGATGGCAACCCTGCCGGGCTCTATCGCATTGAGAAGCTCAAGAAGCCTGAGACTGTAAGCAATAAGTAAGTTTCATCACTGACAATAAACCCTTCATCACTCAAGGATCAATCATCATGCGTGCAATCATTTACAAAAAGTTCGCCATTGTCGAATTCAAGAAGGCCGGAAAGCCCTCAAAGTTTGACATTTTCACCCCTAAAGGCACCTTCGCCAGAGTGTGTAAAAGTGAACAAGCTGCTAAGTGGCGCATCACCCGTGCACTTAATACGGTGAAGCCATGACCGATAAAAGGCTCAGGGAGGGGTCTAAAACGCTCTCAGAGGCGTTATCTTGGGTCGGGGAAGGGGTAGGTAGCCTAAAGCGTGTTCAAGGGCTAGAATGCTGGCCTTTCCCGACATACAAAGGTCAACCCTTGGAACCTGTCATTTATCCAAAACAGCCCAGAGTTGACCCACAATGGCCGGAAGCACTGTTGTAAATAAACAACACTTTTGCTGTTACTAGTAATGGAGTACCCTCTTACTCCCTACGCACTTGAAAGGAAATCACTATGCGTTGCGTATGCTGTGACAAGAACCTAAACGACTATGAATCAACCCGGAAACATGCCTTTACAGGCGAGTACCTGGACACCTGTAACGCTTGCCTGTCAGAGATTAATCAGACAGTGGTCATTCCGACCATCACCAGGGAAGACCTAGCAAATTGCTCGGATATTGTTGACAACCCCGAAAGTGAAGACTATAATAGTCTATATAGTGAAGACATAAATGAATGATACATTAATAATTTACTTATAATGTATCTTTACTTAAAAGTAGCTTTAAAGGTCTAAGTGTGTCTAAAATCAAGGAATTCATCATGTCTCAGATGGAAGAATACGATCATGCACAGGCTCATGCCGAGCACCAACAGGCCCAGGAGGAAGCATTCTATGAGCACACAATCCTGTCCATTGTTGACCTGATGACCGTTTACGGGTACAATAATGTGTTGTCTGCTATCAATAGGCGCTACGATGAGGTGGCTAAAGCAATGGGCATCCTGGAGGAAGTCTAATGCTTTGGCTGGGGGTTGTCTTGTGGCTGATTGGCCTTGTGTTTTACTCAGGAATCAATGAATGAATGCTTTTCGGATTGTGAAATGCTCTGATCCACTGCTGTGGTATGCTGACAGGGTTGGAGATGTCTTTGTCTGTTTCCGCATGGAAAGGCTCACAGGTGGCGATATCCTGTGGACTAGGGCAGACAACAGCAGCTATGGAAAACTGCTAAACTGGGTATGGCTTAAGGACACTGAGGAAGCAAACTGATGGAAATCAAGATAGAAACCACATTCGATGATGTTCCTTTCACAGTCTACTATGAGGGCCTTCCAGGGTTCACCGTGGAGCTTGTGTCTGTCTTTGTCGATGAGGGCGGCTACGACCTTGTGAATATGCTCTCTGACAAGGTTCTAGAGGGCTTGTCGCAGGCTTGCATTGCTCACCAATACGAGCTTGATAGCATGATGGCTGAGGCTATCGAAGAGGGCAGGCTAGTGTACCAGGATGAACCGTGAGTGCATGGCTGATTGCCTTAACGGGCTTGATTTATCTCGGTGTAGCCCTGGAGCAGGCTTACAAGGGCAACATGCCTATGTTTATCTGCTACCTTGGCTACTCATTCGCTAACATTGGATTGTATAAACTGGCATCATGAACACTCGATTGTTGAAGAAGGTACGCAGAGCATGGAATAACCCTGATGTTCCTATGGAATTGAATAGGGCAAACATGCGAAAATGGGTCAAATCTGTTCGTTTTCTAGGTGAAAACTGGCTATTGGCTAAACCAATCACGAGGAAAGAGTGAGACAAGAAAGCAAGTTCTTAAAACATGTAGAATGCCCGTATTGTGGCAGTTCTGATGCTGGAGCAATCTACGATGATGGACACTTCCACTGCTTCAGATGCGGTAAGACTGTCCACGATGAGCACCAACTAGACCACGAACGAGATCATATCAACTATTTTAGAGCTATGAGCACACTGCCTGATAAGGTTCCTGGACAGGTTCAACCGATCACTGACCGTGGAATCTCACGACAAACCTGCGAGAAGTATGGAGTCACGATTGATGGTAACAAGCACTATTATCCGTACACTGATGAGTCTGGCAGTACCGTTGCCTACAAAGTCAGGAATACAGAAAACAAGTCATTCGGCATCAAAGGTGAGTTCACTAAGGCCCGCTTGTTTGGACAGAACCTGTTCCACTCAGGGGGCAAGTATGTCACCATCACAGAAGGCGAGCTAGACGCACTTGCAGCCTATCAGATGGCCGGTAGCCAGTGGCCTTTTGTGTCGATCCGTAACGGTGCACAAGCAGCCCTGAAGGACTGTAAAGCCCAGTTTGAATGGCTAAACAGCTTTGAAACGATTGTTGTCTGTTTTGATGCTGATGAGCCGGGACGCAAGGCAGCTAAGGAAGTAGCGGAACTGTTTGGTTCCAAGGCAAAGATTGTTAAACACCTAGCAGGGTACAAAGATGCGTGTGACTACTTGGTTGCGGGGGCTGGTAAGGAGTTCGTCAATGAATGGTGGCGTGCAGAAGTCTTTATACCGGACGGTATCGTACAAGCGGCTGATCTTTGGGAAGATATTCGACACCCTGAGAAACCTGCTGAGGCGCAATACCCGTTCAAGGGGCTGAACCGGCTGCTGTATGGAATCCGTACTAGTGAACTGGTAACAGTCACTGCCGGATCAGGTCTTGGTAAGAGTCAATTCTTGCGTGAAATCCTGCACTGTATCCTAAAAACAACAGATTTCAAGATCGGTGCTATGTTCCTGGAGGAATCAGTACGCAAGACAGCCCGTAGCATCATGTCAGTGCATGCCAACAAGATGCTGCATTTACCTGACACGAAGGTTACAGAGGAAGAACTGAAGGAGGCTTTCGATGCCACTCTCGGAACAGGTCGTGTATTCCTTTTTGATCATTTTGGCAGTCTTGAACTTGATAATGTGGTCAACAGAATCCGTTATATGGCTAAGGCGCTTGACTGTCGCGTGGTGTTTCTTGACCATATTTCTATTGTTGTCTCAGGTCAGGACTTGCACGATGAGCGAAAGGCTATTGACAACCTAATGACGCGATTGCGTACACTGGTGCAGGAGCTAGGAATCACCCTGTTCTGCGTATCGCACCTGCGCCGTCCGAATGGCAATGCAGGGCACGAGGATGGACAAGCAGTGTCCTTGTCACAGCTTCGGGGCTCGGGTGCCATTGCTCAGTTGTCGGATGCAGTGATTACACTGGAGCGTAACAGCATGGCAGAAGACGAGATTGAACGACATACAACTAAAGTAGCAGTAGCTAAGAATCGTTTCAATGGGTTTACTGGGCCTGCATGTCACTTGCGTTTTGACACAGAAACTGGTAGAATGATAGAAACTGAGGAAGAAACACTATGAACAACCTACGACAAGCAGCGCAGCAGGCGCTTGAAGCGTTGGAAGGTTACCGCGAGTACACGCCCGATGGCAGCGGCGTTGCCGAGCAAGCCATCACCGCCCTCCGCGCAGCCCTTGCCGAGCCTGAGCAGGAGCCGGTGGCAATACCGAAAGGGTGGATACCGCTGCGTATTGAGTGGGAGCCGGGCTACCCGGAAGATATAGCGTTTGGCCCTCCATACTTGATGAATCGGCTCAAAAAGTGGCTAGACAAGGACTTCGCCAACCTCACTGCGCCGCAGCGCACGGAGCCTGTGCAGGAGCCGCTGACGGCTGAGGAAGTCATTGAGCATTTTCAAACGCAGGTGGACACCGGATCGCTGATGTCCTTCGTGGAAGGTGTTCGCTACGCAGAACGCGCACACGGGATTGGAGGTAACGCATGACCGTGCCGTACTTGATGAATTGTCCACACTCTGACGATTCGTGGTGTCTTGAGTGCGTTAAAGATTTGGGCGAGAAGTCAGAGCGCGACACCGCCCTGCTGCGGCAGGCGTTGGAGGCGTTGGAGTCTGTCTATCCCTACACCGACAGTCTGATCTGCTACGCCAGCACGGTGGATGAGCACCCGCCCAATGCCATCGATGGGAATGTTCGAGATGCCCTTACCGCCCTGCGCGAACGACTAGGAGAGAAGGTATGAATATCAAACTAATTGCGGTAGCAGTCCTGTCTGTCTGGGCGTTCATGTATCTGTCCGTGGCTTTCGTCCATTGGCAACTAGACCCGTCTGCATGGACTGACACAACGCGATTTGTATTCGTATGGCTTGCGTTCATGGTGTCTATCGCTGCGGCAGGGATCGTCGCCAACATCCCGGAGTACAAGGCATGACGAAGGACGACATCATCCGCATGGCGCGGGAGGCTGATCCCGGCTTTGAAACAGACACCTTCCACGCAGAATCTCTTGTGGGCATGGAGGCCATTGAACGCTTCGCCGCCCTTGTTGCCGCTGCCGAACTTCGCCGCCTGAACGCTGAACTAGAGCGCAAGTCAGACTCCATCCAACGACTGTGGAAAGAGCGTGATGAACTGCGAGCACTCAACGCCGAACTGGTGAAGACACTCAAATGGCTAGACAACTGGCTAGGAGAAAAGCCAATGCCTGAATGTGTAGATCGTATTCGCGCAGCACTGGCGAAGGTGGAGGAAACATGATCAGCGTTGAGCAGTTGATCAGTCGGGTATGGGAACTTGAAGGTAAATACAACGATCTACAAGACAAGTACCAGCTACTGATCCACCAATACGAAGAACTGAAAGCAAAGTATGAGCAAGAGA